TGTTTAATATATGCTACGTGACACTCTATCAAGAAGATGGTGTCACTTATTATGAAAGTTCAACTTTCTAAACTAAAAAATACTTTACACCGGAACGGGGTAATATACTAAAACATATGTTGGATTTCCTAACTGCCGGAGTCGGTGCGACTGCTGGTGCTCTGTTGGGCGGCGCCAGTTCGATCTTCAATAACGAACGAAACCTCAACGCCCAGCGCGAAGCACAGGATTACTCAAAATGGGCAAATCAAGTAACATGGGACCGCGAGGATAACGCAGTGCGGAGAAGGGTGGCAGATCTAAAAGCTGCCGGCTTATCCCCTGTGCTGGCTGCGGGCTCTTCTGCTCAAGCTGGCAGCCCTATAAAAATCGAGCCAGCAATGTCTCAAGACTCTCTGGGTGTCGAAGGCGCGATCTCTGGGATCACCAAAGCCGCCCAGACACAGCAGAGCTTAATGGCTGCTAATGCCGCGAAAGCTCAGGCGACTCTGCTTGAGCAAAATGTGAAAAAAGCAAAACACGAAACAGGCATCGCTGCTTTGGATGAATATTACTATCGGTTGACAGGTAAAAGACCGGGAGCTCAAACGGGTTTTATCGAAGATTTTACAAAATTCTTATCTACGCCTGCGGGGAAAAAAATACTTGAAGGAGCCCAGAAGGTTGGGCTTCAGGCTGCGGACAATGCGTCTTTTATACCGGGCGTCGGTGGTATAAAACCATCAGATGAAGCCGCAAGGATTGAAAGATCAAGGAGACTAAACAGATGAGAAAAAACAGAGGATTCAAGCCACGCCGTGGCAAAGTAAAAATGCGTCGTCGTGTAAAACCGGGTCGCGGTGGCTACCGCCTATAACCTTGTTGTGGGCGCCTGCAAAAGGCCTTGGCAATGGAGTAGTGAAGACGGGCGTTCATGGCCAATGCCCTGCGGAAAATGCCTTGCCTGTCGAATACGTCGGCGGTCTATATGGACTATCCGCATGCTCCACGAAATACAGAGCCACGATGAAGCCAGCTTCATCACGCTCACATACGCACCGGACAAGCTTCCCTTGAGAGGATCAGACCAACGTGGGATACTTGTTAAGGCAGATATGCAAAACTTTTTCAAAAGGTTACGCAAACACTACAATGGAAAAAAAATCAAATACTACGCCTGCGGAGAATACGGAGACGAAGGGGATCGGCCTCATTATCACGCCATCCTGTTCGGATTGTCCCCTGATCCAGAGACACTCGAAGGAATATGGGGTATGGGTCGCGTTGATGTCGCGACTGCTGAGATCGGTTCTATCCGCTATGTTGCCGGATATGTATCCAAGAAGCTTGGATTGCACGAATACCCGTTGTCTGGGCGCCCGGCTCCTTTCCAACTCTCTTCGCAGGGAATTGGTACACAATGGGCGCAAGAAAATATGATTGAGATTCTTTCCTCTGGGTGTTTGACCTTTCAAGGTCGGAAACTTCCGGTACCTCGGGCCTATGTGGACAAGCTCGACCAGATCTTTCCTGAGGCTGTCGAAGGGTTCTCTATACGTCGGACAGCCAACGCTGACTTGGCCCTAACGGAGATTATATTGGAAATGGCTCCGGAATACGGTGGCAGGAACTGGTCACAACTTAGCGCCGAAGAGCGCGAAAACTTAATCATCCAGCTTCAAAAACGCGGCGAGCTGATCGACGCAGACCTTCGGTCTAAAGAGCGGATGAGAGAATATAAACTTTAGGAGAAAAAAATGGAAGAGATTACGATTAAACTGGAACCGGTAGAACGTACTGAGGCTTGGTTGCTTTGGGAAATTGAAGACCGGGTCGCGCAACGTGTGAGCCCGGTATTTTGTTCGCCCAGCCGAACTGCCGCGCAGCGGGAATACCAAAAAGTGCTGGAGGAACGAAAAGCACGTCCGGGTGACTTTGCCGGTTACGTAGTAGGATATTATAACAAAGGTGAACTTTTAAGCTCGGGTGAGGAGCTATGAAAAAATCAGGAAACCTATTTCAGGCGCTGGATAAAGCGCCAATCAGTCGCAGTGCGTTTGATTTATCGCACGAACACAAAACAACATTCGACATGGGACAGCTGATCCCTATATCATGCATTGAATGCATTCCTGGTGACATACACCGTATCGGGGCGGCAGCTGTGCTGCGGATGCAACCTATGCTGGCGCCTATTCTCCACCAGGTAAAACTTCGGTACTACAGCTTCTTTGTTCCCTACCGCCTGCTTGACGACCAATGGGAGGAGTTCATAACGCGCGGTGAGGATGGGGAAAGTGTGGTGTCCCTTCCACTGTTCAAGCCAGCGGACTTTACAGCTTCAATCGCGAACGTAACCGCAATCGGGTCCCTTTGGGATTACTTGGGATACAATCCCGTGGACGTGGCGTCAGACATCGCTGATAGCTGTTTGCCTATTGACTACCCGCGGCGTGCCTACGTGAAAATATGGAATGAATTCTTTCGGGTGCCTGGTATTCAGGACGAGCTCCCGGAAGCAGTGGGGGTTACGGGCGAGGTCTATATGCCTCTCTATCGTAATTGGACGCGCGGGTACTTCGAGGCTGCTTTACCGTTCCAACAACGTGGACTGCCGGTGGCTCTACCTATATTTGGATCAACGAACGCTGAGTTCGCTATTCCCTTTGGAAATTACTCGGGCCATACGCCTGGCACAATCTGGAGTCCTTCGGTTATCCAGGGCCCCAATGCGGCTGACACGATGGGCTTTGTAAGTGATACTGGTACGCTTGCTTCTGCTGCGACAGACCAAATCGCCAATCTTAACGATACGCTGACTGCTAGGAATACTATTTCTGGAGCGAACCTGAGTTCGGTCGACATAGCCGACTTACGACTTGCTTGGCAAACTCAAGTGTGGATGGAACGCAACGCCCGCGGCGGTGCTCGCTATACTGAACAGCTTCAGGCAAGATACGGCACGCGGCCTCTTGACGCCAGGCTACAGCGCCCCGAGTACATCGGTGGCTATACTTCTCCTTTCTTGTTCTCGGAAGTACTTCAGACTTCATCGTCTGACGCGCAACCTACGGTTCAAGGAAACATGGCGGGCCATGGTATATCTGTCCAGGGCTCGAATATAGGGTCTTACCGCGTAGACGAGCATGGTCTGATTATGATCATAGCATGTGCTGATCCAGTGCCAGCTTACCAACAAGGAATCGAGCGTTCCTGGCTACGCCGTAATACTCTCGACTTTCCGACACCGGAATTTGTGCATCTTTCGGAACAGGAAATCCTGAACTCGGAGATTTACAATCAGCCGACATCTGCTGACCCTACTGGCTCAATTGGGCGGACGCCATTTGGCTACACCGGTATTTACAATGAGATGCGGTATATCCCGAACCGCGTATCTTCGGAGATGCGGGAAACATTCGACTACTGGCATCTAGCTCGGAAGTTCTCTGCGCTGCCTGAGCTCAACGCTGATTTCCTCAGCATTGAAAACGATCTTGCAGAATTGAAACGGATTTATGCGGTTTCAAACGTACCTGGGATAATTGGTTCATTCGGCATTAGACTCAATAGCGTAAGGCCGATCCCATATTTGGCCGTACCATCTGCCATAGGAGGCAAAGCATGAAAAACATCACGTTAGGGAATTACAAAGCCCATAAGGGCAATGTAAAATCCAAGCTCCCGACCCGTCGGGAGCTCACTGGGTACGTACCAATGGAGAGGCGGGTAGCCGATCTTAAGGCCGCGGGAATTCGTACGGCCGCAGTACGGGATCAACGGTACTTTGACGAAATAGCGGCGGAGGTCGATTGGAAAGATATCGAAATCCCGCCTATGCCTCGTCACATACCTGCCGACCTTGCCGAGGTCTCGGATCTGGCTAGGTACTACAATGAACGGCAGAAAATTATCGAACAAAAGGTTCGAGAAATAAACGAAAAGCGTCGTGAGCTTGCTCGCGATGCTACGGGGCCTTCGGCCCCTCCCGAGCCGCCCGGGAAAGGGGCGGTCGAGCCTGAAGGCTCGAAAAAATAGGCCGTTGGCCGTCTTAGAAGCCCCGCAAGGGGCTTCTTTCTTATGGGGTAGGGTCTTCCCTACCCCTACTTACACAGGCCGCCGCAAGCGGCCGACAATACAAGACTTACATCGAGCGAAGCGAGGAGTCTTAACTGCGCGAAGCGCAGGGGGGTTCGGGGGGATCCCCGCGAAGGAGCGGAAGCAGGCCAGTGCGTCACGAGCTAACTGAGCCATAGCGTGTGCAACAAAGCAAAGGCTCGCAGCGAGTGGACAGCACAGCCTGCAAGCGATTTGAGCGGGGATCCCCCCGACTAAAATAAAAAAACACCAAAGGAACTTTGGTAATTCTCCCCCTCCCGGCAAAGCCGGGAGGGGGGTCGGGGGGTGGGGTAGCATATAAACCCCTTGTTTAATATATGCTACGTGACACTCTATCAAGAAGATGGTGTCACTTATTATGAAAGTTCAACTTTCTAAACTAAAAAATACTTTACACCGGAACGGGGTAATATACTAAAACACATGTTCGATTGGCTAACTGCAGGAGTCGGTGCGGCTGCTGGTGGTCTCCTTGGCGGAGCCAGCTCGATATTTAACAACGAAAGGAACCTTAACGCCCAGCGCGAAGCACAGAACTATGCAAAATGGGCTAATCAAGTAACATGGGAGCGTGAAGATAACGCAGTGCGGAGACGGGTAGCGGATTTAAAAGCTGCGGGCCTTTCCCCTGTGCTGGCTGCGGGATCTTCTGCCCAAGCTGGGAGCCCTATAAAAATCGATCCTGCAATGTCTCAAGACTCACTCGGGGTCGAAGGCGCGATTTCGGGGATGACGAAAGCCGCGCAAACTCAACAAAGTTTGATGGCGTCTCAGGCTGCAAAAGCGCAGATTGATCTCATCTCTGCGCAAACCCAAAAAACAAAAGTCGAAACTGGGATTGCTGCTCAAGATTTAGATCTGTATACTCGCAATAAAAAATGGCCACGGATACCGACTGGGACGATTGAGGATATTATGAGATACTTAAATACTCCAGACGGGAAAAAAACGCTTGAACGGGTGCAAAGCGTAATACCTAAACCACTTGATCGGCCTATGATTCCGGGTGTTGGTGGAATTGACGATAGACCTTGGGGGAAAAAAAAATGAGAACAAACAGAGGCTTTAAGCCACGCCGTGGCTACGGCGGAAAATCGAAAGTGAAAATTCGTCGCCGTGTAAAACCGGGTCGCGGTGGCTACCGCTTATAACCTTGTTGTGGGTGCCTGCAAAAGGCCTTGGCAATGGAGCAGCGAAGACGGGCGTTCATGGCCGATGCCCTGTGGAAAATGCCTTGCCTGCCGAATACGTCGGCGGTCAATTTGGACTATCCGCATGCTCCACGAAATACAGAGCCACGATGAAGCCAGCTTCATCACGCTTACATATGCACCTGACAAGCTACCCTTAAGAGGGTCTGACCAACGTGGTATTCTTGTTAAAGCTGATGTGCAAAACTTTTTCAAAAGGTTACGGAAGCACTACAATGGGAAAAAAATCAAATACTACGCTTGCGGAGAATACGGTGAAGAAGGGGATCGGCCTCATTATCACGCCATCTTGTTCGGACTGTGCCCTGAGCCAGAAACACTCGAAGGAACATGGGGTATGGGTCGCGTTGATGTTGCGACTGCTGAGATTGGTTCTATCCGCTATGTTGCCGGATATGTATCCAAAAAGCTCGGATTGCACGAATACCCGTTGTCTGGGCGCCCGGCTCCTTTCCAACTCTCTTCACAGGGAATTGGAACGCAATGGGCGCAGGAAAATATGGTCGAGATTCTCACGTCGGGATGTCTCACGTTCCAAGGGCGTAAGCTCCCGGTACCTCGAATATATGTCGACAAGATCGAGGAGCTCTGGCCGGAGGCCTCCGAAGGATTTTCGATAAGGAGAACTTGGAACGCTGACCTTGCGTTGACCGATCTTATACTCGATATGGCTCCAGAATATGGTGGGAAAAATTGGTCACAATTGAGCGCAGAAGAGCGCGAAAATATAATCATCCAGCTCCAAAAACGCGGAGAATTAATCGACGGAGATCTTCGGTCTAAGGAGCGGATGAGAGAATATAAACTATAAGAGGAAAAAAATGGAAGAGATTACAATTAAACTGGAACCCGTTAAACGTACGGAAGCTTGGGTGCTTTGGGAAATTGAAGACCGGGTCGCGGAGCGTATGAGCCCGGTATTTTGTGCGCCTAGTCGAACAGCTGCTCAACGGGAATTCCAACGGGTCGTCGAAGAACGAAAAGGACGTCCGGGGGACTTCGCTGCCTACTTAGTAGGATATTACAACAAAGGTGAACTCTTAACTTCAGGAGAAGAACTGTGAAAAAATCAGGAAATGTATTTCAGGCGCTCGACAAAGCGCCTATAAGTCGTAGTGCGTTCGACCTATCGCACGAGCACAAGACAACATTTGATATGGGACAGCTTATTCCTATCTCATGTATTGAATGCATACCGGGTGATATACACCGCATCGGTGCAGCGGCTGTGCTGCGCATGCAACCTATGCTTGCTCCAATCCTGCACCAGGTGAAGCTTCGGTACTATAGCTTCTTCGTGCCGTACCGGCTCTTGGACGACCAATGGGAGGAGTTTATTACTCGCGGTGAAGATGGTGAGAGCGTAGTGGCACTGCCACTCTTTAAACCGGCGGACTTTACTGCATCGATCGCTAGCGTGACGGCCACTGGCTCACTGTGGGACTATCTAGGGTACAACCCTGTCGACGTCGCTTCTGACGTCGCTGACTCGTGCTTGCCTATCGATTACCCTCGCCGGGCTTATGTGAAAATCTGGAATGAATTCTTCCGGGTGCCGGGTATTCAAGACGAGCTCCCGGAGGGAGTCGGCGTCGCCGGAGAGGTGTATATGCCTCTTTACCGGAATTGGACGAGGGGGTACTTTGAATCTGCTCTCCCGTTCCAACAACGTGGCCTGCCCGTGGCGTTACCGATTTTCGGGACGACGGCTTCTAATGCCGAATTTAATATCCCGTTCGCCAACTGGCCCGGTACTGGAAACTTTGGTACTATGATGTTTGATAGTGATACGGCCAATGTAGCAAACGCGTTCTATGGTATCAAAGATGCTGTTGGGTTCGCTTCTGCTACGATTAGCGGCGCCAACGGTTACTCTATCATGAAGCCGAATATTGACGCGACCTTGAGTGACAACAATACGGTCACTCTTGATGGTTCGTCGCTTAGTTCGGTAGACATTGCTGACCTTCGTCTCGCTTGGCAAACTCAGGTTTGGATGGAACGAAATGCTAGGGGAGGTGCCAGGTACACAGAGCAATTACAGGCAAGATACGGGACGCGACCCCTCGACGCGAGATTACAGCGCCCCGAATATATCGGCGGCTACACGTCTCCGTTCCTCTTCTCGGAAGTTCTTCAGACCTCATCTTCTGATGCTCAACCGACAGTACAGGGAAACATGGCCGGGCATGGTATATCAGTTCAGGGATCTAACATTGGCTCCTACCGCGTTGACGAACACGGGTTGATTATGATCCTCGCTTGTGCAGACCCGGTTCCGGCATACCAACAAGGAATCGAGCGTTCCTGGCTACGCCGTAACACACTCGACTTTCCGACACCGGAATTCGTACATCTCTCAGAGCAGGAGATCCTGAATTCCGAGATTTACAATCAGCCTACGGCTACAGACCCGACTGGAACAATTGGACGAACACCATTTGGTTATACCGGGATTTATAATGAGATGCGATACATCCCGAACCGAGTTTCATCGGAAATGCGTGAGACATTCGATTACTGGCATCTTGCACGCAAGTTTTCGGCCTTGCCGGAGCTCAATGCTGATTTTGTCAGTATTGAACCGGATCTTGCAGAGCTTAAGCGCATCTATGCCGTGTCTAACGTTCCAGGGATTATCGGTTCCTTCGGAATCAGATTAAACAGTGTAAGGCCAATACCGTACTTGGCCGTGCCGTCTGCCATAGGAGGCAAAGCGTGAAAAACATCACTTTAGGAAACTACAAAGCCCGTAAGGGGAATGTAAAGTCGAAACTCCCGACGCGTCGGGAATTAACTGGTTACGTGCCCATGGAAAGGCGAATAGCCGATCTTAAAGCAGCAGGCATTCGCACTGCTGCGGTGCGTGACCAACGCTACTTTGACGAGATTGCTCAAGATGCGGATCTTCAAAACGTTGAGATACCGCCTATGCCTCGTCACATTCCTGCCGATTTAGCTGAGGTCTCAGACCTGGCTAGGTACTACAATGAGAGGCAGAAAATCATCGAACAAAAGGTTCGAGAAATAAACGAAAGGCGTCGTGAGCTTGCTCGCGATGCTACGGGGCCTTCGGCCCCTCCCGAGCCGCCCGGGAAAGGGGCGGTCGAGCCTGAAGGCTCGAAAAAATAGGCCGTAGGCCGTCTTAGAAGCCCCGCA